AGATTATCGATAGCCTTCGCAAACTCACGACCGAGCCTTGCATCTTCACGCGTGCCGAGTGTTTCCGGGCTGATTCCTTGCAGTGCCAAGTGTCTCATAGTATCCTTATGACTCAATACCTCTGCTCCTTTTGGAAGATCGACAAGCGTAGCGGATGACGGAGAGAGGACAGCACGGCCTCCACTACGGATAAGTTCCGCCCCTCCACCATCACCTACGATCGCGAGCCCGCCCGGGTGAGACTTAACACCGTGCGCATATTTTGGAATAGGTTTGGCGGCGATAGCAGCAGCCTGGATGACACCAAGTGCCGCCGCCAGCGCCATTAAAACAGGGTTAGGGAACACCTTTGTGATGTTCACCGCTGTGTTTATCCCCACATTCAAAATACCAGTGACTTTATCAAAACGCGCCTGTCTTTGTTGTGCTGCGACTCTTTGCTTGTCTAGTTCAGCCAGTTTGCGTTGATATTCTTTCTCGATCTCTGCTTTCTGACGAGCATTATCCCCAGCCGCAAGCAGATCAACTTCACGCGCTTCATCCAATTTCCGCTGCTCACGATCGAGTTCCTGAAGCCTGCGATCGGTCACGGCTCCAAGTAGACCACTTATAGCACTGGCGAAATTCTGGTAAATACCCTGAATTGTTTCGAGTGTTTTGCGTGTGTGCTCGATGCTTTCCTTTTCCTTGTCGGTCAGGTTTTGATATACAACATTGGTCAGGTTAACCTTGAGTTTTGTCAGTTCTTCCTCAATCTTGGCGCGTTCCTCCGCTGACAATCCTTCAACCAAAAGAATTTTTTCAAGCCCTTCAATCTGCTGCTGAATGGTTTCCTCGGCAACACGTTTTTTCGCATCGGCTATTTTCTTATCCGTGTCCGCTGTGCGTGTTCCCGCTTTTATCGCGGCTTCCTGTATTTGCCTGATCTCTTCGTTGAGTGCATCGTTACGAGCTTCAATACCTGCACGAATTCCGGCCTCCTGTTCTTTTACATAATCGGCAATGCCTTGTTTTTGGATCGCTTTTACTTTATCCTGATGTTGTTGCTCTATGAGTTCACGCTCCTCTGCAAGCAATCCGTCTTTTTTTAACAACTGATCACGCCGAAGGTCTTCGAGTTCAAGTTCTTTTTCTACGCGATCGAGTACGTTTGTGGCACTATTTACAGCACGTTGAGCGCGTAGCTCCTCCAATGCAAACAAGGCGTTATTCTTTCTTTCGAGGCGCTTCACTTCCTCGTCTTTGCGCTTTTTGTCTTTCTCTGCTGCGTCATCTTCCAGTTTCTCTTTTTGATTCAGGAGTTTTTCAGTGATGGCAATATCTTCTCCGCGAGCTTTTTCAAGATCGACAAGCGACTGAAGAAGCTGATCGCGCAATTTTTCGTCTACATGATCAAATTCTTCTGCAAGTTCTATGGCAGCTTCCTCCTCGTTCTCAAATTGCTTGTTCAATTTAGATCTGGATTGAGCCAGTTTAACGACTGCCCCGAGTTCATCCTGTGCATTTCGCACGCGTGTAAGGGAAAGATTACTCTCCTTGTTCAATGCCTGATCAATCAAGTCAATTCGTTCCTGCTCGGTCTTAGTCCGATCTTTTGCTTGAAGTATTAACCGTTTTATTTCATTCTCCTCTTTCTCATTAGCGACTGCCTGGAATGCACGTTTTGTATTGATCTCATCCATTGTTTCGGCAAACTCTTCACCGGCCTTACGGGCTTTCTTGAACCCATCTCCCAGCAGATTCATAGCACCGGTAAGACCTATCACCCCAGGTAATCCGTCGATAATTGCATCTATGAAATTATCAACACCCTCTTCCCCACCGAGTAATTCCTTTCCGAACTCATTCACGCTATCAGCCAGGTAGGCAAATCCGTTTTGAAGACCTGTCAATTTCTTTTCGAGCAGATCTGCACCGTCGCCCGTATTCTTCAGGTAGGAAATAATAGGTGCCAATGCCAATGCAGCCAGCGCGAGGATTGCACCGATCGGAGTAGCCGCGAACGCAATAACCGCCTTACCTGCCTGGATCATTCCTTGTGTAAAACCGGCAATCCGCGGCGTCACCGCGGCAAACGCGCCGTTAGCCTTTCCGAGGATTTCAGGATAGTTACCGACATTATCTTGAAATTTACCGATCTCTTTTGCCCCTTGTTTTACCGCGGCGTCCTGTGCCTCGATCACCTTTAAAAGCGCCTGGCCTTCTTTACTTGCGCGCTGCTCTGCTCCTGCGAGATCGTTATACGCTGCACGATTGGCTTCAAGTGCCGCCCGCAGAACTTTGTAAGATGCGTTTTGAGCGTTCACGCTCTTCGCGTCACGATCACCAAGGGTCGTTTTTTCCTTCAGTGCTTTCTTCACTTTCTGAAGTTGGGCTTCTTCAGCGCGATAAGCATCGTTGTTTTTAGCTTGGGCTGTAGCAATCTGCGTTTGGACTTTAGCGAGTTCTTTTTCTGCCAGCGTCAACTCGTCGACTTGCTTCTTTACTTTTCCTGTTGAGGTTGCGTTTCCTAATGTTGTATTTAGTTCCTTGAATGAAGTCAGGAGCTTTTCATTTTGCAGAAGCGCCACAGCAATATTATCCGCAAGATCCAGCGGCGCTTTTAACGCGTCATCGGTTATAATATCCTTACGCTCGGTTGCCATGTTTATGCTTCTGCTTTAAAATTTTTACGAGTTCGTTGTATTTGGCAAGTGTGATATCGTCCCTGAAGTCCACTTTGAATGCGTCTATCAGTACCGCTATAGCTTCATGAAAAGAGCTTTTACCAGATTGCTGCACCGTAGACGCTGCCTGCATTTTGTTTTGGTGCATCTTAATTCTGGTAGCGAGTGAATCCACGCGCCTGCTGACAGCGAAAAGAGATTGAGCATAATCTTCCGTGGATGTCAGTGCGAAGCGATAGCCGAAATTCTTTTCACAATATTTAATTAATTGATAGTCAATGACATACAATAATTTAGTCAGCGCGCTCCGCATGAACAAGTACTCTGAAAGTAGTGCTGTGTAAGTGTTGGCGTCGTTGAGATGGTTGTTGTATCCTTGATTACCGGAGTTTTGCCCATTTCGCTGAATAATGTTTTCCCAGGCTTCCGCACACTGGTCCTCTGTCGGTTCTCCGCGCTTGATCAGCTTTTTGTAATCTGAAGTTTCAGCCACTTCGATAAACATCTTCAGCAGAATATCATCGTATTGGAAGAACTCGATCGTAGAATTTAATGATGTCTGGTTTGAGTTGGTTGGCGAAGTCGGCGGTGTTCTCTTTGTTGAGTCCGAAAATATCCGGATCTCGCTCCAATATTTTCGGAGTCTTTGGATCAGTCGCAAAAATTTCGATTGGGAATTGTTTTGCATCTTGGTAAAAGCTTCCGTGAAATTTTCCTTCAACCTTATAGTCCGTAACGCCGCGAGGGTTCAGTAGTAACTTGAACTCTGCGTATTCTTCGCTCCTGTATGGGGTAAGATCTGCCCCTTTTGAATCCTTACCCTCAAGTAACTGACTGGTATTCATATCAACTGCTACCGGTTCAAACTCGGCAGCAATTTTTAGAATCTCCTGTTCCTGTGACTCAACAGTCAGGTTACGAAGTCTTTTCTCCCATTGGATTAAAGCGTCCATAATTAGAAAGTTGGCCCGGGGTCGCCGGGCCTTTTTCTTTTATGGCACATTAACAGCAACGGAGCCGGTAGATTCCCAAGCCATGATCGACAGGGAAGCAGGCAGATCAATATCAAGGTGTGAATCCTCGAACGATGTACCGGTTAGTGTATAACGACCTGGAACTGTCGATGACTCAGCGGCAGTAAACGCATGTGACGCTCCGTTATCATCATCAGTCAGTGTGAAGTCGCCAGTCACAAGCCCACTGATGGGTGTTCCGTCGCATTCTGCATACACATCAACCACAATGGTAGTCGCTGAAGGAGTTCCAACGATCGCAAGTTCAGCATCAGCCAAGCGGATAACCTGGTTGATCACCTTGCCGATGTCACCGGAAAGGATTTCTCCGTCACGATCAAGCTCGGTGTTATCCAGAAGATCGACGTAGATCGGTGAAGTTGTCACCACTGATCCGTCATTGAAGGCAAACTTTCCAGTATGAATCATCGAAATTGTGAAGCCGAGGAAATTTCCGTCGGTATCCAATGTTCCTAAAATCTGGTTGTCGCTGTCGATCAGAAATACCCGGCCTTGGCTGGTTCTGTGTGAGAACATCGCCTTATGCAAGCAAATGTTTTCACTGATGCCAAAGTTGAACCGGTACTGCCCATCGATCACTACACGACGACCAAGTGGTGTTTCCTGAAATGTTGTTTCCTGGCTGTTGTTCTCAAAGGTGAAGAAGAACGGCCATAGATAACCACGATCTTCAGCCGCATCAACGAGAAGCGCCTGAAGTGCTGTCTTGAAAGACGCTGCATCCGCGAAGTCCGCAGGAGCAAATGAAAAATCTGCCGGGGTTTCAATCATCCCCTTGATGAGTTTTGGCAGCTTATTGCATTTGCTAAGCGCCAAGTTATCTTTATCGGTATTGCATTGTGCTGCCATACAATCAACAATTTTTTAATGTTTGACTTAATTTTAAATTCAAAATCTCGATTGCGTCGAGTGGATCGTTGAAAATTCGCTTTTGGTTACCTTCGCTGCCGAGTGTACCGTAGTACAATCGATCGACTTTCGTGTGTGGCGGATAGGCCGACATATTCTCCCAGAAGAAAAGGCCAGACTGTTTTAACGCTTCCATGAATCGCTCGTAAAGTGGATACAAAACAGGTTTGTAAACATTCTCATAGCGTTGGGCTGCGTTGTAAGTTTTCTCGGTCCATTCGACTATCGCCAGATTCAAATTGAAGTGAATTATCCCTCCGGATACTTGCTCTTCAGTGTCGAGTCTTAAAGCAATCAATGGATACTTCTGTACCTTCTGTGATCCTGTTTGCCTGTTCTGCGCGTCGAGTAATGCCGAAATTTCAACCCGATGACCGTAACGATAGAAAGGAATTTCTTTTCCGGTGAATTCATCCGTGAACTCTTCGGTAAAGATTGGGCCTTTCATAGCCTCCACTACCGCCCCAATATCATCGACTATAAAATTCTTTATCACAAGTCGAACAGATTCATTTTACCAGGATCATCCCATTTGTCGGATAAGTACGTCTTTATATCCGTGTAACCACTACCGAGCGAATCAGTAAACAGATCTTCAGAGAAATACAAGTAACCGAGTAAGGTGTCTTTTATTCCAGCTTCGCACATGTTACCGCATTTGTCGGAGAAGTCATTCCACGCCATCACCATCCGGCGACGAGGTGAAACTACAATCGCGTTCTCTACTTTAGGTTCAGCTACACCGGCTCCGGTTACGTTATCAATGGTGAACTCCTTCCACTTGAAGAAGATGTAAGGGATGAACATTTTCTTCATCCCCAACCATTTATAATCGAACCCGTAAGCCTGGTAAGCCTTGCCGTCTTGAAGATCTGTCCATCTCTGCTGTGTAGCCGTGATTATTCCAGCATAAAAAGCATCAGTTAAGCTCCTGCCCATGACGGTGTAAAGGAATTCTTTCTCCCATACCTCGGCCTGCGTGACAAACATGCCCTCGCGGTCAAGGTTTGGGAGTCCGTATTCCGGTCCAACGAAATCTTCAGGAGCTACGAATGCCATTATCTTGATCGGTAAACTGATGCCTGGAAACTCGCCGACATAGTGCCTGTGCCCGTCCAGCTTACACGGTAGTAAGGGAATGGACTGCCCTGCAAAATCCAGTGATAGGTATTACTCGCGTCGGTGGCTGTAACTGTAGCCAGAGCCGTTTGAGTGCCCACGGTGTTCAGTGCTTTCCATTGGCTGTTGTCCGGTGATCCCTGGAGGGTAATCGTTCCACCCACAGTTCCGGAAATCTTTGTAACCTTAACCCATATCGTTGTAGATGTGGCTGGTGTTGAAGATAATGCCGGAGACGTTACATAAACCGTAGCTGTATTCGTCACTGTATCCAGAGCGAGATTGTACACGCTCTTAAAATCAGTGAACTGTGCCTTTGTTTCGATCGACGCGAAGACTGTCAGCGCGAAGATCAGTACAAAAAACTTTCTCATCAGATTAAGGTTTTGTCAGCGCTGCAATAGCCGCAGTGATGTCCGTAACTTTCACAAATGCGCCCAGATCAGCATTGCGTTGCAGGAAGCAAAGTTCCTGTTCTGCGCGAATGGTCCACTGGTTTTTCAAGAACTGGTCGTTAACCAATCCCATTTCGATCACCACATCTTCAGACTGGTAGATGGTTCCGTAAGAAGCATCACCGACCATAAGCGTGTTCACAGTCACTTTTGGCGACTCGATAATCGTCATGTTACCGACGCGGTTTCCGTTAGGACCGCCGCTCATAAATGGAGGCAATACGTAGTGCCCGTCTGATCCTTTTTCGAGGAATCGCAGCGCATCGGCAGGGTTGATAAACACAACGTTTGGAGCATACTTGCTTTGAGCGCCGGATGCGTCTGACTTGTTAGATACGTAAACCGAAAGATCCATTGCCAAATCAGCGATGTTTGGCTGAACTACATTCTGATAACGTGGCATACTTGCCAGTGTCACTGCTGTAGTGTAGGTATAAATACCCTTGATGTTCGGAGCGTTTCCATCTCCTTTGTAGATCTGGGTATCTTTACGCTGTGCCTGGTTCTTGCGAAGAAGGCGATCGATTTCAGAAGCGATGAATCCAAGGTGACGGTAAGCGTTACGGGTCACCGGGATGGTATCGGCAATAACGCGCAATGCAACGTTATACTCCTGCCATGTGATTGCTGATTCAGGCTTGTTACCTGTTCCAACAACTGAACCGGTAGATTCAGCAGTTTCAGCCGCGTTATTTGTTTCGGCAGTGACGTCCATATAGGTAATTACCCCGTTGGACTGCTTCAGATCTGCTTCCGACAAATTCACGGTACGGAACACGCGATCGAACACGGTGTTTGGGGCCGCGAGTTGCCCAATAGACTGCTCACGATAACTCAATGTGGAGCCTGTAAGGCTTCCGGATTGAACCATTGTCTTGTTCGCATTCACGCGCATTTTGAAATTCTGTGCGCCGCCATCAGAAAGAGCTTTGATTGCATCTGCTTTTTCAGCAACGATTTCATCAATAGACTTTTTCTTGTCATTGTTGTTTTCGTGCTGAAGCTTGCGTAATGCTTCGCCCTGCTTCTCAACGGCGTCTGAAAGAGTTTTAACAACAGAATCTTTGATTCCGAGTTCTTCCAATCGCTTATTGAGAACGTCTGCGGTGATCAGGCCCTTCGTTGCCTCATCCACGCTTTTCTTAACTGACTCCGCGATGGCCTGGCCGTTTTCCTTAGCCGCCGCCGCAAGCAGTTCTTTGATTTCTTTTTCTTCCATTATCAAATGTGTTTAGATGGTTGATAGAATTTTACCAAATCGCTTGCTTTCAGGGTGGATTTCACCGGCCCAGGAGTGTCTTTCAACGGCTCCGTTTTAGCTTGCTGTATCGATTGTGTGGGGGTCGCCCAATTTGATCCTTTAACTACTGCGCTGCCTTCAATGATCTTCGCCTCTGTCACGGCCCAGAAATAACCGGCCATGGTCACGTCATCTTTATTTACAATGTCATCAAAGTACTTTTGCCAAATGGCGTATTCCTTTTCATAGCGCTCGTCATTCACCGCGAGATCAATCTTCACATAGCGCATCCCTACCGAGTGGTTTTTTACCTGACCCTTAACGTATCGATCGAACATCCCTGTCTGATCCTCATTCTTGTCAATGATCGAGTCGAAAACGAGTGCTTGAGTTTTGCCTTCGTAATTGAAACCAAGTTCCAGCCATGTGTACTGTTTTGCCATAGCTTTCACGTTGTCGGAAATAATACCGTCGAACGAAAAGTTATGCTCCTTTACCAGGTAGAAGTCGTTTGAATCCTTCAGGGATTTATTCCACAACTGATCTATGTGCACATCCCCATGTGAATCAAAAATCTTTGTCGTGTTGATGATTGATCGGACTTTGATTTTGGTTGTGCCTTCGGGAAGTGGTCCCGCGTCGGCCTTGGTCGCTTCCCCTTTATCGCTGATGTATTCGATCACAAATGAGCATTCATCTGCATGCTTAACCACGCTTTTCTTTTGCGCGACAAGTGCAGATTTATTTTGAATCAGCCAATCAATCATTTTTGACTGGCTGGCGAAATCGGGGATGGCGATTCTCATTTCTTTACCGTTTCCTGTGAGGTTACAATTTTTTCTTTATCCTTCTTGATCTGCTTGATCACTTCAGGACCTATTTTCGGTTTCTCCATTACTCCTGCGGTCTCAGATGTGACGGGTCGGCGATCTTCACTTTCTTATTCTCTGGCTTTACTTCCTCCATCGGTTTAAGATGTGAGGGATGCACGGCTTTCGGTCTTCCGGGAAGTTCTTTCATTTCTTCCTGCGGCTTAGTGTGTTCGGGATTTACAACGACCTCATCGTTTTCTTCCTCTTCATGTTTTTTCTTTGCCATATAGCTATTTTTGTTTCCCAAGTCCCAAAACTTTCAATTCCTCTTTGTATTCTTCAATGCTGATCACGCCATCGGCAAGCGCTTTTGAAAGAGCATTTACCATCGAAGTAAGCGCATCACCACGCTGCTTCATATCCTCCTGGAATATCGGCATATGCAGATAATCCAGAATCAAAGACTTTTTACCATCAGGATAAACCTTTGCACTGATACCTCCGCACCATTCATTCGCCTCCGGGATAATCGAATCGCTGTACCATCCCTTCCTGGCTTGGCGCTGATTCTCATAAGTCGACCCCGCCTTTCTCACGAACAATTCAGCCGGAGTGTTATACCCGTCCAGAATCTTATTGAAATCCTCTTCCGTTTCCTGAAACAATCCAAGGTTCATCGGGTTATTTGTTCCCATCTGCACCCATGCGAGATCTGACGATGAAATCAAAAGCTGGCTTTGTCCCTCCAGTGTACCATATCCGTTGTACTTTGACTCAAGATCGCTTTTCTCACCTGACTTCAATGGTACTGTTTGCCCTACTCCGTCCTTACTCTTTGTGACCAAGGCCCCGTTAGCCCCGCGATGTTTCAAGATTATTCCCCTTGACTCGTAAGCCATCCGGATGTTATTGATCGCTGGCTTCAGGGCGTCCATTTTAGAATCACCTTTCAGTAGATTCTTGTCGTTCATGGACTTGATTTTAACCCGGTTGTCGTTCAAGTGGACAATCTGTGAATAGTCGAGTTCTTTCTTCTGGCCGTCTTCAGTTAGGTAAAAATATTTTATTCCTTCTGGTGTTTCATCAGCACCCCAAACAAAGAAAGGAAGTTTAGAATCGTATTCGCAGCTTGTGAGATTTGGAGGGAGCGTGTATAGCGCTTTCAGTTTTTCGATAGAGAATCCGACAGGGGTAAGAAAGTACAGGTATTCATTTCCGAAGATGTCCCTGAAAAGTGATGTCTGTTTCATGAACTCCTTCTGTCCCTGGAACCAGTTTGGTTTTTTCAGTCTTTCAAGGATCGGTTCGTTTGGATACTCTGTACCGGCAGCATCCACAACTTTAAAACGTCCATTGCTTCGCGCATTGCCCCGAGCATTCAAAATCGCGTTTACTTCTGGGATCTCTGAAAAAGCATTGATATAATCGAGCTTGTTCCATGAACTCCGCGAAGAATTGATGACAAAGAACCATGATCCGTCTTTTTTCGGTTCAAACAGATTTGTGAAAATCGGCGGAATTAAGTCCCGGATATTCAATATTCGCGTAATCGTTTAAGCAATTATTTCAAAGTACAAAAGAAAGAACGAGAAAAGCAAACAGCATTACCGTAAATTAGAAAGTGCCGCGTACCTGGAGGAGTCCCATAGGTGATTAAAGGCGTCAATCGGTTCATCGGTCTGGATGCCGTGAACCTTGAGGTAGGTGTAATTGGATTGCTCTTCATACCATTCCGGGCAGTAAACAATATGTATCTTGAACTTCTTCAGCAGCGCTATCCCATACTCAATTGAGCCTTGAAATTTACCGACAGCGAATACACTTAACCTTGCCTGCGTAGCGTCGGAGATGTAACCAGGTTCAGCACTGTCCGCCCAGATAATCGAATCTTCAGGGCTTCCGTCTGCCTTCAATGCCTCGCGTAATAAATCGATGTAATTCGTTGGTGCCGGTGTGGGACTGTGCGCGAGCATCTTCAGATAAATATTATCACCTTGTCGGCCAAGCTTGATTAGTGTTGACGGACTATTTGTTTTACCGATGTCAGATCCATAGTAAATATTCTCAATGTCTTTCGGGAATTCATCAATCCATGTGACATTCTCGAAAACAAGTCCATCCGGCGCAGTTCTTTCCCCGAGTCCGTAAACCTTCCATCGGTATTTATCTACCGTGCCGTTCTTGCGGTTTTCTTCGGTGTCCTCATACGCCATGATTTCTTTAATTACAGCAGGAGGGCAATATTTATTATTCCTGAACGTTGTGCGGGTGAAGTAAACGTTTGGTCTACCTTCGTACTTGAAAGCCCAATGCACGGTGTATTTAGGGTTCCAGTCGGCTACAATCAACTTACGGCAGCGCATCTTTATACCAGCAATCTTGCTTTCAGAATCCACTTCCAGAAGCTCATTAAAGAAGGCAATATCTGAAGGGTAAGCCTCCATGTTTTCACCATCAAGGCCACGGAAGTACACATGATTCCCGAAAAGATTGTAATATGGCTTTTGCGCCACTCCAGTAAGCTTACGGTGATCGAATACACCGATCTCCGTGAGGCAATTCACAAAATCCTTCAGGGTGTAGTCACGGCAGTTTGTGAGGGTATCCCGGTGGCAGTATATCTCCTGTCCGGAATTCCGGAACTGATCGCAGTAAAATACGAGAAAGTGGAAAAAATCCCAGGTTTTGGAAGAGCGTGAACCTCCTTCATTGAAAATCAGAATCTTGTCGTCGGCAGGTCTTCTTTGGTAAAGCCTGACCATTTCGTAAAAAAGCGGGTTCGGGTCAAACTTCACAGAATATTATTTTTGTTTTCTCGGAGTCGTTTAGAATAAAATTCTGTCACTTCAGCTTTATATCCTCACCGTCGATCTGAAGCTTGATTACAGGATCGCTTAATTTCTCTCCCCCGGTTGTCACATCAGTAGAATCGCGCAATTGTAGATCCCTAGCGATAATGTTCGGATTCAGGAAGCCAGCCGCAGCCCCGGAGAACTTCTGATAGTAGATAAATTTCTCTATGCGCGTGATGACTTCGTTAAAATCTTCACCCCTTTTCTTGTATTGTTCGAGTTTTTCCCATCCAGAAAGGCCACATGATAGCGCAAAATGCTCTTTTGTCATTGCCCTCATCTTTGGTAACACAACTTTTGTGGCATCCTTACCTCGATAGTCGACCTCGTTTAAAGGCGTTTCTTCAATCCATTTAGCGTATTCTTCAAAGTTCTCTTCGATCTCCTGCGCGGTTTCGATCTTGTGATTTCTGCCGTGCTTGAGGCGTAGTTTCCAAAACTGGTTTCCTGTGGGTGCACTCATGACTCGTAAGTTATTTCGATGATCCAAGATGAAAACGGAGGCGGAGCTTGATCTGAAAACCTGAAAACACGCTCAATTGGCTTTCCGGTCAAGTTTATTACATTTCCATCGATTACGATAAAATCAACCGTTTCGGTAATCATAAAGCAGGGTATTTGGATAGTTTAGGGTGAGTGCATTTCTTCTCCAAACGCATGTATATTCGCGGAAACGCATTCAGTTACCTGGATTCTGGCTATCTCTGGAAACTTCGACTGAAGGTATTTTTCAGTGCCAGCCAT